AGGAAGGGAAGGGACTCTTCACTCCCTTATGCACAATCCAAAAAATTTGAGTTATAAAATTACCACATGAAGATCGAACAAATCCCAACAGAAAAACTAATTCCCTACGCTCGAAACGCGAAGAAACACGACGCCGCGCAGGTCTCAAAACTCGCCGGCAGCATCCGCGAGTTTGGTTTTAACAATCCGGTGCTAATCGACAAAGACAACGGCATCATCGCCGGACACGGTCGCGTGATGGCTGCACAAAAGTTGGAACTAAAGGACGTGCCGTGCATTCGCCTCGGACATCTTACGGACACGCAACGCCGCGCCTACATTCTTGCCGATAACAGACTCTCGGAGATCGGCGGTGGGTGGGATGAGGAAATGTTAAAGAATGAACTAACGTCTTTGCTAGGTGATGGCGTTGATATTGCTGGGCTTGGGTGGGACGACGGATGGGGTGAAGATGGCGGACTTGGGGAAAACGGAGAAGCCTACACGCGGAAGGTTGAATCGCCCAAATATGAGCCGAAGAAAACAAAGCCAAGCGTTCCAGAACTTTTCGATTCAACAAAAACAAAGTCGATGATTGAAAAAATCAAAAAGGCTTCAATACCTGAAGATGATAAATCCTTTCTAATCGAAGCCGCATATCGTCACACTGTGTTCAACTTTGAAAACATTGCAGAGTATTACGCGCATTCCGATAAAAGCGTTCAAGAATTGATGGAAGATTCTGCGCTTGTGATAATTGATTTCAACAAAGCGATCGAGCTTGGTTTTGTTGCATTGTCAGAAAAAATCAACGATATGTATTCTGTCGACAATCCAGATGAAGAATAATTTCGCTGCGTTTATTCTTACTCACGGAAGGCCGGACAAGGTGCACACATATCGTTCGCTTAAACGGCAAGGATATTCTGGAAGAATTATTATTCTGATCGACAACGAAGACAAGAGCAGGTCCGATTATGAAAAAAAATTTAAGGGCGAGGTCGTCGTTTTTGATAAGCTGGCGATATCTGAAACATTTGATGAAGGGGACAACTTTGGAGATAGACGTTCAATCGTCTACGCTCGAAATGCGTGCTTCGAGATAGCAAAAAAACTAGGGATCAAATATTTTATTCAACTGGATGACGACTATCAGGATTTTAGGTATAGGAATGATTCGAAAAATAAATACTGCGACAAGACGAATATATCTAACCTGGACGGAATTTTTGACGTGATGGTTGATTTTTTGGATCAAACAAAATCTAAAACTGTGGCGATGGCACAGAATGGAGATTTTATTGGAGGGAAGGACGGGAACAAAGCCAAGAAGTTAAAGCCGTGGCGCAAGGCTATGAATACATTCGTCTGCTGTTCGGATCGTCCGTTTCAATTTTTCGGGAGGATTAATGAGGATGTAAATTTATATTCATGCGGAGGCCGGCGCGGTGATTTATTTTTTACAATTCCAAACGTTGGAGTTTGCCAGAAGCAGACGCAAAGCAATTCGGGAGGAATGACCGAACTTTATTTAGAATCTGGGACTTACGTTAAGTCGTTTTACTCGGTGATGTATGCGCCAAGCTGCGTTAAGATAGTTGATATGGGGCCGGTATTCAGAAGAATGCACCATCGAGTTTCGTGGAAGCATACAACGCCGTGCATATTGGATGAGTCATTTAAGAAATGAAAAAGAAACCTTCTGATTCACCGCCGCAACCCGCATCCGATCTCCAAGGGAAGATCCGCGAAGCCGAGTTTAAAAACATCCTGCAAAAGCTGAAGGATGGGAAGACGTTGACGGCGCGAGAGTCGAAGATCGCGGCAGAGTTTGCGGCTAAGCGGGATGGAAAAGGGCTGACGCAGGCCGAGCTTGCGGCGGCATGGGGCATGACGCAGCCGAACATTCACAAGATGGTCAAGCAGGGAATGCCTATGACCAGCATCGAGGCCGCTACGGAGTGGCGGAAGGACTGGCTCGAAACGCATGGGAGAGGCGACACCGCGCCGGAGAACATCCAGCAGGCGAAGTTGCGGAAGACATTACTGGAATGCGAGAAGATCGAGTTTGCGCTTTCGGTTGATCGCGGTGAATACATCAAGAACGCCGTAGTCCGCGAAGCTGGAATCCGCATCGGCGCGATCTTCAGCGCAAAACTCGCGGCATTGGTCAACGACGCCAGCGGCGCGTTGGCTGGACTCGACGAAGCCAGCCTAAGAAAGAAACTGCACGAGCGCACGCAAGCGATCCTTGCCGAAATCCGCAACGAATTAGAAAAGGTATGAACTACGAAACACGAACAACGAAAATGATAGTCGGAGTCAAAGGCCAACAAATATTTGACGACAGCGTCACCGAGATCGAGATCGTTGACGAGGCCGCTGGGGAATTCTTGGAGATCAGCCAAGAGGGCGGAAAGCTACGCTTTGACGCAGAAGAATGGCCGCACGTCCGAGACGCCGTCGAGAAGATGTTTAAGCTGTGCCGAAATTATGACTAAGCGCGAACTCTGGAAAATATACGCCAAGCGGAACCCAAGCTTCGACGGCGAAGGCAACGTGACGATGTCCGCTGCCGGGCTGCGAAAGATGTTTGAAACAACGTGGGAAATTGCCATGTATGACGGAGAAGAGGAGCCGAGTTCTAAGCAACCGTCTGCGAATGTAGACGCGCTCAAACAGATTTTTGGAATGCGATGAACGCACTCGCACAAGGCATCCGCGACGGCATCAAGTTAGCATTCGACGGCACGATACTTGACTGGGCAAGCGACCACGTTAGTTTCCCTAACTCCGATCGCGCTTCGCGCTTCGATCCGTCGGTTGCGCCGTGGCTCAACGCTCCGCTATTGGCCGCGAGTGATGACGAGACGACTCAGGTCTTTCTTCGCGCACCGACCGGAGGCGGCAAGACGACCATGATGGAAACGCTCGCCTGCTTCATCGTGGCGCAAAAGCCTGGGCCTACGTTGTTCGTAGGACAGACTGACGACATGGTCAAGGACTGGACGGAGTCGCGCTTGCTTCCGATCTTCAACGAATGCCAACCGGTCAAAGACCTATTCCCAGAAGACCGCCATTCTCTCAGAAAAACGACCATCCTTTTCCCACATATGGTATTGTTCGCAGGGGGCGCGAACATGACCAACCTTCAAGAAAAATCGATGCGCTACTGCATCGGTGACGAGGTCTGGCGGTGGAAAAGCGGCATGATCAAGGAACTAAAAGCCCGTCACCACGACAGATGGAACCGGAAGACGCTCTTAGTCTCGCAAGGATGGGACGCAGGACACGAAGCAGACGCCGAATGGGACAGCGGAACGCGAGAAGTCTGGGGTTGGACTTGTTCCCATTGCGGGAACTGGCAGCGGTATCTGTTCGACCAGATCGAATATGCGAGCGAACGTGACGAAAAGGGCGGCATCTTGTGGGATAAGGTGCAGGATTCCGTTCGGATGAAGTGCGAGCATTGCGAGACGCGATATAAAGACGACGCATCGACTCGACGAAACCTTGCAAATAGTGCAACTTACCGCTCACTCAACCCGCATCCGGTGCGAGGGCACAGGAGCTTCGAGTATCCGGCTTACGCCGTATGGTGGATACCGTGGTTCAGCATCGTGAAAGAGTGGATCGAAGCCAACGAAGCCAAGTCATCTGGCAACCTGGAGCCGCTAAAACAATTTATTCAGAAACGAAAGGCGCAGACTTGGCAGGACGAAGTCACTAGCGATCTGCCGGAGATAACGACAGGCGACTACGCGAAGGCTGAATATCTCGAAGGGCAAAAGATCGACGGAGAGCACAGGCGCTTTATGTGCGTCGATAAGCAACGCGATCACTTCTGGGCCGTCGTCCGCGCCTTCCGAGTGGACGGATCGTCGATGCTCTTGCACGAGTCAAGGCCGCTGACTTGGGAAACGCTCGACGCCATTCAACAGCAGTTCGACATCATGCCGAGATGCGTCGTAGTTGATGCTGGCTACGACACGCCGCTCGTTTACGAACAGTGCGCACGGCGTGGGTGGACGGCATCGCACGGGTCGGGGCAGGACGGCTTTTATCATATCGACAACGGACGACGCACGCGGCGCTTCGTTTCTAAGATCGAAGGAGCGCAGGCCGGAAGCGACGGGTTAAAGTGCGCGTATTTCTTTTTCAGCAACGAAGGCATCAAAGATAAATTGGCTTCACTTCGCCAGGCTGACGCAACGCCGAAGTGGGAAGTTGCGCGGGACGTGTCGGAAGACTACAGAAAGCAAATGTTGTCGGAGATGAAAAAAGACGTGACGAACTCCAAGACCAAACAAGTCGAGCAAAGATGGGTTCGCATCGGCGGACGTCCGAACCATCTTTGGGACTGCGAGTGCATCGCGCTCGCGTCCGCTATGCTGGCGGGAGTTTTGCCGATAGGAGCGGAGAGCTAGTTTTGACACAAGGAACATTTAAATGGCGATGAACAAATCATTCTTCGGTCTGCCGCTTGCAACTCTGCAAGAATTGCAGGGCGACTTTACGGCTTGCTTGAAAGCAATAGCCGTTGCAGGCGCTTCGTATAGCATCGCAGGGCGCTCCTTTACTCGCGCTAATCTTGCCGAGGTTGCGCAGACCATCAAGGAATTGCAATCGGCTATTGACAACGCGAGCGGTTCGCGTATAAGGAGATTCACGCCGACGTTCCCAACCCAGCGCCCATAAATGCAAGACCTAATTACAAAAGCCCTTTCGTTTGTCTCGCCTAAGGCCGCGCTGGATCGCATGGTCAACCAAGCGAAGCTACGCAATTTCGGTCGCTTCGACTCAGCATTGACGAGCGAAAAACGCGGGATCAGTCGCGGCGTTAGCGGCGGTGAAGATACCGCCGGAACTCGCGAACGCTTCGCGCTTATTCGGGCCGCTCGCGATCTCGCCGACAACTTCCCGCCCGTCCGTTCTCTCCTTCTCAAATTTGCAACCTACGTTTCCGGACGCATCGCATACCAAGCCCGCACCGGAGATCATGAAGTCGATACCAAGATCGAAAAGTATTGGCAGAAGTGGTGCAACGAGTGTGATTTTCTAGGCCGTCACAACTTCACAACGCTTTTGCAGCTTGCCGTAACGGCTATTCTGCGCGATGGCGACTGCGGATTCATCATCGTCCGCGACGGCGAAGACCTAAAATTGCAAAGCGTCGAAGCCGACCGCATCGGGTCGCCTTACGACAGAACAGATACCGACAAATACATTGGCGGAATAAATGTTGACGACTATGGAAGACCCGTTTCATACACTATTTTCACGCGCACTATCAACAACCAGTATATTTCTCCTACTGATATTGTTGCAAAAGAGTTTATCCACCTTTTCGATGCAGCGCGACTTGACGAATACCGTGGGCGGTCTGCTTTCGCTACTGCGCTAAACGCAACTCGCGACTTGCAGGAAGCGATTAAAGCCGAAGTGCAGGCTATCAAGTACGCAAGCTATCAAAGCGGCGTGATAACGACCGAGAGCGGAGCCGCTGACGCTGGCGACTATTTCGCGCGCGGCAACTCAAACGATCAAGGACAAGTTGCACGCTTGCAGTCACTCGACCCTGGAACGGTCAACTATCTCGGATCGGGCGAGAAGATGGAGATGTTCAAGAGCGACCGTCCGACGGGTGCATTCGGTGAATTTATCCGACTCATCCAAGCTCATATCTGCATGGCAGTTGGTCTTCCTTACGGCTTCGCATTCGATGCAGACAAGAGCGGCCCAATGGCACGGATGGAAGCGGCAATGGCCGAGCGCACATTCTTGCGGTGGCGTGGACTTCTCGAAGGGAAATTCCTAGACAGGATAAAAAATATTATCTTGCTGGACGCCGCCGCTCGCGGACTCATTCCAGATTCCGAATACTTGCTCGATGGCCGCTGGTGCTGGCCTGCGAAAGTTTCGATTGATTACGGGCGCGAAGCCAATGCTGATATCAACCTTTGGAAGGCTGGACTCAAGACCGCAGGACAGATTTATTCCGACATGGGCGAAGACTACGAAGAAGCACTTCGCGCAAGGGCGAAGGAAAGCGCAATGATCGTATCGCTCGCAAACGAGATGGACATTCCTGCGGAATACATCTCGGACTCTATCATTCCCATTCAAGCCGCCGCGCCTATTGCCGCGCCTATCGTTCAAGAGGAGCCACAACCTGAGCCAATACAGACAGAGCAAGCCAAGCAAGTTGATCTAGCTGACGAGAACAAGCCTAGCAAAGGCATGGTAGAAGAGGCGCTCAAGGGCTTGAAGTGGCGCGAAGAGCACAACCGAGGCGGAACCGCCGTAGGCGTTGCACGCGCTCGCGACATCAGCAACGGCAAAAACTTGTCGGACGATACCGTCAAGCGGATGCACTCGTTTTTTTCACGCCACGAAGTTGATAAAAAGGGACAGGGTTTTCAACAAGGGGAAGATGGGTTCCCATCCGCAGGCCGCATCGCATGGGCATTGTGGGGCGGAGACGCTGGTCAAGTGTGGGCCGCCGACAAAGTCAAAGGGATGCAGGCATCGCAACCCGAACAGATGAAGGTATCGCTTGCCGTTCGCGATCCGTTCGGACGCATCACCGGCTTTGAAACAAAACACGAGCTTGTTATGCCGACACCCGAAAGAAACGAAGAGCAGGATGACTTCATAGGCCGTTGCATGATGAGCGGAACGATGTCGAGCGAATATCCAGACGAGAGCCAGCGCGTTGCCGTTTGCTCCGCACAATGGGAGAAAAAATAAATGATCACACAAGGAATTGCACTTGAAGCAAAGCGCGCGCTGATCTCAGGCGTTCACCAACCTGGAGACGACTACCGCATCGCATTCTATTCGGCATCGGCAAAGGTCGGGCCACAAACAAAAGCCTACGTCGCCGAAGGTGAGATTAAAGGCAAAGGCTACAAGGCCGGAGGCGTCAAGCTCAAGGGCTTCAAGACCGGCAGCATCGGCAAAAATGCCTTTATGACATTCGATGATGTTGAACTAAAGAATGCAACATTCAGCGTATCAGGCGCGATGATCTACAATGCCAGCAAAGGCAACGCAACCTTGTGCGTCCTCAACCTCGGAGGAGAGCGCCACGTCTTTGACGGCGCATTTGAACTCAAATTTCCGAAGCCAACCGAAAACAACGCACTCATTCTTTTAGCATAAATATGAAACCGACCAACCCAATTATTATCGACGGAAAGACCTTTGATCTTTATACGATGACGCTCACAACAGCGAGTCGCTACAACTCGCCAGATCAACAGGATGCGAGCGTTGTATTGACGCTTACGCCGACACGATTTGAAGGCGACCAGATCGAGCAGTCGCAAGAAAACAATCGCACGGTTTTATTCGGTTCTCTCGCAGTTGCGAGCCAACCAGCAATAGTCGCCGTCGATGAAGTTTCAGCCGCAATTCAAAAATTCATTTACGCAGAAGGGCTTTAAAATATGGCCGTCATAAAAGCTCAAGCATCTGGGAACTGGAGCGCAGTCGGAACATGGAGTGGCGGCGTAGTTCCATCATTGAATGATACGGTTTACGCAAACGGATTCACAGTCGCACTTGATCAATCCATCGACTTGACCGGCTCAACCGTGGACACATCTGGCTCGTTTATTCCGGGACAAATCTACATGGTCGTTTCGCTTGGAACGACCAACTTTGCATTGACGGCAAACTGCATTGCTCCAGGAACAAATGCAGGAACTCCGGTCGCGATCACCTCAGCAGTCGGTCAGATTTTCCAAGCCGTCAACGCAGGAACAGCTACAACAGGCACGGCTCGCCGCATGGGCGCGTTGTTGAACTTTGTGAACACGCCGCTGACGATTGCCACTGGTGGCGGATTTACGCTAGCGGCAAATTGGAATATTACAGGGGCATATATCCAAGCAGGATCAGCGAACTGCCTGACGGTCTCCGCTGCCGCAAGCTCGACACTTGCAGGATGCTACGCGACAGGATCCGCCTTTACGCTATCGACTCGCGCTATTGCATTTTCATCAAGCGGGACATTAACGCTCAACGGAATTACTGCAATCGGTGGAAGAGTGACGGGAACAACCGCCGCAAACGGGCCGCACGCTATCGAATCTACGTCAGCGGCAGGAACTATAGATATTACAAATGCAAGCACCTTGACGGGTGGAAGCGCCTCCTTCGCCTACGGCCTAAGCAACAGCAGTACAGGAACGGTCACAATCACATCCAGCACGGTAACCGGCGGGAGTGGAGGCTCCTTCACCTTCGGCCTAAACAACATCAGCACAGGAACGGTCACAATCACATCCAGCACGGTAACCGGCGGGAGTGGAGGCTCTTCCTTCGGCCTAAACAACAGCAGTACAGGAACGGTCACAATCACATCCAGCACGGTAACTGGAGGGAGTGGCAGCACCGCTTCCTACGGCCTAAACAACAACAGCGCAGGAACGGTCACAATCACATCCAGCACGGTAACCGGCGGGAGTGGCACCACCGCCTACGGCCTCAATAATGCCAGCACTGGAACGGTCACAATCACATCTAGCACGGTAACTGGCGGGAGTGGCACCACCGCCTACGGCCTAAACAACAACAGCACAGGAACAATCGTATCGACAGGCGACATCACCGCGACCAACTCCGCGAGTGCCTTATCATCAGACAGCACCGCAGCCAACGTCAAAATTAGCGGATCGCTTATAGGCAGTATTAACGGAAGGCCCGCAATCTATGCTTCAAGGTATCTAATTGATCCAACTCCGACCACGGCAAAATTCCGGCAAGGCAAAAACGGATCGACAACATACAGCGATTTTTTCACCGCCGACAACAGTTTAGGACAAGCCGCGATAACAGACGTTCGTTTTGGAACCATCTACGCAAGCGGAGCATTGACGGGAGTTGCATATATTCCAGCAGCCGCCAGCGTTGCATTCGGCGTCCCAGTCGATAACACTACTGGAACAGCAGCTCTCACGCCTGCGAGCGTGTGGGATCATTTACTTTCAGCCATCACCGCAAGCAGCACAATCGGCACGCTTCTTAAAACCAACATCGACGCGACAATTTCGAGTCGTTCAACATTGACCGCCGCAAACGTCAGAACAGAACTCACGCCGGAACTAACCGAGATCGGCGAGATCCACGCGATCCACGGACTCGATATCGCAAACGCGCTCACGGTCACGCCAACTCTCCGATCAGCGGGAGCGATCACTCAAGCCATCACCGGCGACGGAACCACAAGCACGATAGTCACGCGAGTCTAAGCGTATGTTAGCTTCCCTGCTCATCGCAACGCAGGGCTTATTGCCAAGCCCAACGCCGCTATCCATCGGCGTGCAGGGCTTATTGTTCGTTTCGGTAGTCCCGCCAGTTCCTATTGCTCCGACCGATCTTCCTGGCGGTGGCGGAAGGCGTGACGAGCGAAGGGTGACGCTTTACGCTCTCGGCAACCGCCTTCGGTATTCGGTTGGTAGCGTCGATATAAGCGCAGGAACGCGGATAAATGTAACAGGGAGCGCATTCAATTCTCGCACGTCCGACGCCGCGCTTTCGATCAGCGCAAGCACGACATCAAAAGGCAACCGGAACCATGCCGGAACGGGCCGCGCAGGAATCTCGATCTCGTCAACATTCGACGTTGTCGGATGCGAAGAAGAGAATGAGCTTGAAGTTTATTTAATGGCTCAGGCGGCGATGGAATTGATGGACAGCATTTGACATCCGCGCCTTCGCATGGATGTCATCGAAGGTGTCTCAATAATTTCAATCGGAGAAGCAAAAGGCCACGGGCTTTATGTGGACGAGCAGACTTTGATGGAAGTCAAAGAATGCGCGGAGTCATACAAGGGCGGCGTCAAGGTCAACCTAGACCACGGCGCAGGCATTAAGGACATCGTCGGCTTCGTAAATAATTTCCGCATCGTCGGATCGCAACTCTTGGGCGATCTTAACCTTCTCCAAACATCGCCCATGCGCGACTACGTCCTGGAGATTTCAAGCAAACTCCCAGATACATTTGGAATCAGCATCGCTTTCAGCGGCCCTATCCGCGAAGTGAACGGGATGGACTTCGCAAGTTGCACAGAACTCTACAGCGCCGATCTGGTGCAAACACCAGCCGCAAATGCGACAGGGCTTTTCAGTTTTACAGCAAAGCAAGTTGACAAATTTTTCCAACAAATGGAAGACGCAACAATCGAAATCGAACCAAAGGAGGACGAGGTCAGCATCGCCGACATCGTTTCTCGTCTCGCCGCTCTTGAAACCGCCTTCGGCGACTACAAGAACAAAATGGAAATGCCAGCCGAAGAGCCAGCAGCCGAGCCTATGAAGGAAGAGATGGCCGCTGAACTCAGCGCAATTTCCAAACTCGAAGCCAAGCTCGACACGATCATCTCAAACTTCGGAGCCGCTCCAGTAAAGGCTTCGGTAGTCGCAGAAGAGAAGG